CTGTGTGAAGCATTATCGATATCAATAGGCATCGTGCCCTCTGGCAACTCACGAGTTTCGAACGTAACGAACTTAGGCTGCTTAAACTTTTTAAGTAGGCCTTGTACACCTAGTTCCTCTTCTTTGATTCTAATAGCTTCGATAACTAGTCTATCAATCGTATTTTGATCAGCACCTAGCCATGCTAATAAGTCTCTGTATCTAGCAGATAAGGTTGCGCCTGTAGTATAAGTACACTTAAACCCGCAATTAAAGCAACTATAATTGATTTTGGAATCTGTATAGATAAGTCCGCCACGACCGCGTCGATCCGCAGTTTGATTGTTATGTATACAACACGGAGCATTACCGCTTAACCAACCACTAGAGGCACGCTTGACCTTACGACCAGTTTGCCACAGTGTTATGGTTGTATCAAAAATAATATTAGTCATTCAAATAAAAGTAGATAGTCATAGCATATATTATACTACGCTAGAGAACAAAAATCAAGAAGTTTGGATACTTATCTAGCTAAAATTTGCGTAATGTCGCCAGATAGTATTCCGGTTTGTGTATTGGCAGGCGGTGTTCCAACATTAGTAATCATCAGTCGTACATATGGATGATAGCCATCGATGTTAAAACCAACAGTTGAGTTTGCTGCCGTGTATGTAGCAACGTTGCCTATGTTATAGTAGAAACTAAAATCATCCATGACGCTGCCTTGCCACTGAGTATTGCCCGTAAAATTAGTCATATATGTTTGAGTAGACGTACTTGCGCTATCTGCTGTGCTATATATGCTACTATAATACGTAACGGGGCTAGTTTCATACGGCGGCTGTACTTCTGGATTATACGGCTGACTATTGCCGTATGGCGGTTGATGACTTGGAATCGTAATAACACTGCTATCAACAAATGACGGCAGTACGCTATCAACAATAAGGATTTGACCACGAGCACCGCCATCACTATTTACAAATACAGGATAGTTAAAGGTGCCAACGGGAATTTCCAGGCTATAATAACAGTACTGCTGATTGATGCCGATGATATCTTCAGCAGATAATTGAAGTGTAGTAATTCCCGTAATTGGAAAAACAGGAGTACAAGTTTTTTGAAGTAGTATTTGAGTTCCATCTGCGTTTAGTATTCTCGCAGTGATATCAACGCCACTAATATCGACAGGCTTTTGATTTTGATTAATAAAAGCGAATTCTAGAATATTATCTACTCCGCGTGATATTGTTAGGGTTTTAGCGTACACTTTTTCATACCTCAGGGTTGGAAGAGCAGGATTAAATAACACCACCCACTGGCGCTGATTGAAGTAGAAAACTTGAGTTTGGGCAGTCACGTTTAATTCCTTTATTATTATGTATTTATCGAGCCAGATAAATAAAAACAGAATATTAACGCAGCAATGATAAACGACTTTTTTCAAAAACTCAGCGACTCGCATCCGTTCATAACAGTTTGCTCATACGCAAACTCTGAGTACATTGGTATTATACAAAATCGCGACGATACAGTCACTACGTTCTATGACTATGGCAGCATAGTTGAAGGCGAATTAAAAACAAGATTTTTAGAACTAGGCGATAATTGGTGGTGGGAAAGTAATCGACTGATACCAATTAATATATTTTTGCGAGAAGACTGGTCGATATTCAAGCCATACTTAAAAACATTTAATAATAAAAGTTTAGAAATACTACACGGCCCCTGTACTAGTATGAATGAGCTAACAAAGAAACGTATAAAACGTAAAAGCATTACGCTAGTAAAACGTATGCCCTAATCAAATATATTAGGGTTCTCAACTAACAAGTTCATATTGACTACTATCAAGTGAGCATAAGCAACACTATGACTGCGCTTAAAACTATAGCCAGCATCGTCTTTTAACCAAATACTCTCGCTGATTTCTTTCCAGGAACGACCTATCAAGTATTTTTTGCCCGGTCTAATTAACGCAACAAACATAGCTAGTCTAGGAATACTGTCGATCGGCTCTTCTAAATCTTTTATTAGATCATAGTAGTTGCCTATATGTACGAGTTTTTTACAAAAGTCGGCCTGAGTTAATAGAGTCCAGTCAGGCTCCCGCATCAATTCAACTAAGTGTGCTTCGTTCTTAACGTGTCGATAGATGCCGACGTTCAACAAGTCTAGCTTAAAATAACCGCGCTCTTCTGCCTCTGCGTAGTCAATTGCTGCCATGTTGTGTACGGGATCATAGGGTATGTCTGTTGGATACACACCTGTCGCATGATGTCTCACAGGCGTGGTCTTCAGCATCGCAGCTCGTGTATGCTTGATCAACTGTAGAATGCTATCTCTAGAACCTAAGTCAATATCAACATCACTAGTAAATCTTGCGCTCATAGTCCTTCTATCCTTGATAACACATCCACAACATTCGCTACTGCCTCTCGATCTCTGTTAAACTTGACTGCCCATCGTTCAGGATCAATATACTCAAAGACAACGCCTCGTTGATCTTCATTCAAGTCAGCTAAAAACTGCGCACCAGTTCGACTATGATACAACACCCACGGACTTATTTTGCCACTACATACCAGTTGACAAATTTTATTTGAGTTGACATATCTAAAAACATCTCGTAGTTCTATGTTTTCTTGTTCGCCTAGTGATAACATATTATCTATACTGCGCTTGACAGCATCAAGTTCATTCTCACTACGCAAGTAAAATATTAGATATTTAGTATATGAACGATCACTAGCCCAGTTGTCTAGTGCTATGTTTTCTTTTAATAGATAGTCTACGTAACTCAGCGGAGCTACAACGCCTGCCTCGACACAGTAGGTGCCGTATTTTAAGAAGCCAAGATAATATGCGCTGCCTATAAAGTCAGCATACTCACGACGTTTTTTAGTGGGCTGAACTTGAGAGTAGAACTTTAGCCATGCTTGAAAAGCAATTCTATTTGCCGGACGATCTCGATCCTGCCAACGGCGTTTTGGCTCACATAGATGTTTAGCAAAACTAGCGGGTCGAACAAATGAACGACGGCAGTGTTCGCAATGATAGTCGTCTGATTTAATTTCCTGTTGCTGCTTCATACTGCTTAATATCCTCTGCTGTGACTAAGCTGCCTAACACTTTGATATCCTCTAGCTTCATATTCGGATACATCTCTGCCAGCCGATAGTCGTGATGTTGTGTCTCTGTGTAGAGAGTAGCAACGTTATCTAGTGCGTCAGGCTCTAACTTAGCGATCTTAGCGAAATAGTCTTTAACGTCCTTCTTTTTAGCAGGCTCTTGTAGAGTAGCTACTTTGTTGTTAAGATGTGGTATCCAGCTGTGATACTGCTTACCGATACCAGGACTTGAGGCACATAGCATTAACCATTGAAGTTCAGGATGATTCTGTACCGCATCGTTGAACAAGTATCTATTAGCATTAGCATCTGCGCTCATAACATAGTATCTACCGATATCGCCGTCCTTTTTAACAGATGATACCCAATGAATCATCATATAGGGTGAGAACTTACGCTGTTGTTCAGGAGTAAGCTGCGAGAACCAATCATAGTTCTTAGCATCGATAGCATCGATTGCTTTGAATAAATCAAAGTCTTGATTAGTAAACTTCTCATCACTAGAGGGCGCTGTTTTTTTAGTTGCCATTAGGATAGTTCCTTTAAACAAAACATGTTTGCGTCTTTTTCTGTTTCAAAAATAACTTCTATGCTCCATTCATATGGATTATACTTTTTATGAATTTCTCCAAGAGAGCCACCGTATTGCTTAAGATACTGATTAACATCACGGTCCGTAGCTGGTCTTTTTAAGACTCCTGTTACCATATTTAAAATAAATGGAGTGATGGGATCCCAGTTAGCGAGTATTGGTTTTTCACGAAACGCACAACGTCGTATGTGTTCGTACTGTTCTTTAGAGATAACAATAGTGTTGTTCATCAGAAAGCTTGCGAATAATCAACCACCTCACAGTTGCGACTAATCTCTTTAACAAAGTAAACGCAACGTGGGCGATCACCATCATCAATCGGCACACATAAGAACTGCCCATTCTTTAAGCGAGGTGCGTACCATGTGAAATCGTGATAGATGTCTAGTATCTCTATATCAAGGAACGAAGGCTTAAATCCACTCAACGGATTAAACTCAAACGCATTAAAGCCACGATCATTTATCGAAGTCAACGGTATAGTCTCTAAGTCGCCCATATCAGGCTCACCGATTAAGATTTGCCAATCAAGCGGCATTTTAATCTGCGCATCACCTATACGAATAACAAGAGCAGGGTTGTTAAAACTTTCTAAAAAGATAAGCGGTATATAGTGATAGTCTACGTTATGCGGATTGCTATTATCTAAGATAGCAAAACGCAAGTCATCTACTTCTTCAGGTAGACTGCCTAAGTGTAGTGGTGTATTTTCAAGTGTGAGTATTTTCATAGGTGTATTATACTACAGTGATCTTGAAAGGTAAACTATTTTGGATGAATTGAAATATTGATAAATACGTATTATGAAGATAAGCGACATAATTGTAGAATCTGCGGATTGTGAATCTGGATGGCAAGAGCCAGAAACGTATTTCGAACCAATTCGCGGAGGGACAATTCTGCTTCGAGAAAGATTAAACGAAAACTGTGACACGGACGAGTATGCGTTTGTTTATTACAATAAAAAAATGAGCAAATATCAAGATGGGTGGATCGTTTCATATGTTATGAGAAATGAAAAAATTATCTGGTATGACGTTTTCAAACATCGAGAAGGTCAAGTTATCGGACACCAATCATCACTAAGTAAAGACGATGTGAAGATGATGTTTTTAAATAGCATTGCTGAGTATTTATAGGATAAATTATGGAACAAAAAATTACAGGTAATGATTTGGCTAGAATGATGCCGGACATGGTAAAAGGAATGGATGCTATTTTGGATCGCTCAGAAAAATATCTAAAGTCAATTAAAAAATCAACTAATGATCTGGAAGAAGCCGTCAACACTAGCGGAACGCAAGAATTCATAACGAATAACATGCCGACGTAGATGTGAGACATTTGTCAAGATTACTCAGAAGGCAATAGAAATCGATCAGAGATTGGTCACTTGTATGAGTGCTTGGCAACGTCAAATGGATAGTTTGCTTCTCGATAGAAAGCTTTTCTAACTGTTAAGTGTCGTTTAGAAAATCGACAGTTACTAGTCAAATCCCAAATCTGAACAAAGTCTTTGTCTTCTGCCTTTCTTATCCCGCGACCAATACTTTGAATAACTCTGACGAAACTTTTCCCAGGTTCGACCAGGACCAGATTGAAAATCCTAGGAATGTTAAGACCAACAGCAGCAACGCCATACGTAGCAATGATAATCTTATCATCCGAAATAGCCACCTCATCATATTCCTCTTTTCTGTCCTTTACCTTTGTATTGCCGCTGACAAACACACTGTTAGGCAGTCTAGCTACTAACTCGTGACCTGCTGCGATTCTATCTACTAAGATAAGCGTGTTGCCAGTCTCTACTATCTTAGTGATAATATCACCTAGCGTGTCTAGTCGCTTACTGTCCTCTAGTAAGTGTTTAAGCTCACTCTGATAGTTACCTAGTTCTACGTTATCTTGTAGTTGAACGATATTCACATGACATCGTGCTAGTACATTCTTGTCTTGTAGCTCACTTGCGCTTAACTTATCGATAACAGGCCCTATATTTACTTCTAACGCAGCAGACGCAAATTTATCTTTCGGCACTGTGCCCGTCAAACCCCAGCGTAACGGCACACGAGCAAACACGCCGCCTAGCAAGACTTTAAGTGCATCTGCTTGTGCTCCGTGTGCCTCGTCAATCATAATTAACACCACGCCCTCGATAAACTCACTGATAGTATAGTCTACTTCACCGCTTTGTGTATCCTTGAGTAAGTTGTTAAGGCTCTGCCAGGTACAGATAGTGTGTTGTTTGCCAAAGTCTTTGCGATCGCCAAAGTAAACACCTACATCTAAGCCTAGATTAATATAGTCTGCTTCAGTTTGAACTATCAGTGACTTGTTAGGCACAATGACTATCGAACGACCATACTGTTCTACACAGTGTGAAAGCGTAGCAGTAATAAGAGTCTTGCCAGCACCAGTAGCGATCTCTTGTATAGACTGCGGGTTCTCTAAGAATCGGTTGATGATCTGTTCTTGATAGTCACGCAAGACAACTGGCTGACCGGCACGTTCATGTCCAGCTGGCCAGGTTTTATCTGCGAATGTATTAGAGTCTACTCTGTCAAATGTAAAGTTAGTCTGATAGTCTCGTAAGTCTTCTACTTCAATGTCATAGCCGCGTTCTTCAAGATAGGGTAGTATTTCTGGCAGGAGATTAATATAGGTTGAACCGCCTAACTGAAAGTACGGCACTTTGCCATTCCAGCGACCTAGTCTAACAGCAGGCATATAACGTGCGCCAGGCTTCTCATACTCAAACATCTTGACTAGATTGCGTCTGTCCACAACGTCTAGGCCCTCGAGTTTGACATTGACCTCGTCTTTAATAATTAGTGTACACTGTTTCATAATGCTTATTATACTTATTTAGATGGGGGCTGTCAAGTATTTTGGACAATAAAAAACCCGCAGATGCGCGGGTCTCTTATATATTCTACTTATCGCTTGTGCTTGAAGCAAGTATTCTCAGTCAACATTTTCCAATCTGCTGGATCTACTTTGACTAGATCAGCAATCTTGAGTGCCATACGCATTGACACTTCGCTCAACTGCTCACGATGATCCCACATGTAGTCTAGGATTTGTTGATCCTCGCCTGCCGCAAAGTCATAATCTTTGAACAAGCCGCCATCGGCATCACGATCGACCTGTTTAATTCTCAGCATACGATCACGCTCTGTATTGATAGTCAAGTCAAGATAGTGACAACGTGACTGAAGTGCTTCTACGTGAGCAGCAATCTTACCACGAGCATGAGAGAAGTTCAAGTTAGTAATGAAGATAACTGAGCCTTTGAAATCAAAGAAGTTAGGAATACCCTCGTCGCGCAATTTACGACTATCAGTGTTCCAGAAAATACGACGGCGTTTGCCCGAGTCAAGTGCTGCTTTGAGAATGTTAAGTGCGTCCTCGTCATGGAAGATATCGCAATCGTCAAATACAACTACGCTCTTAGCATCAGAGTACTTGTAAAGTGTAGAGTAAAGACCAAGTGCTGACATAGCGCCTTTGACGATCTCATAGCGAATTTTTTTGCCAGCAAGACGATCAAACGTGCTGTACTTCTCCATTTGACTCTCAACGCCAAATGATTTACCAACACCAGGAGGGCCCGAAACAATCAGCGCACGAACATCGCTAGCGATACAAGCAACTGTCATTTTGTCCAGAATAGCGAATCTTGTAGCAATTCTGTTCATAGCTTGTTCATCGCTCTCTACGACAACCGGCTCCTCTACTTTTTTCTCCACGTTAACAGCAGGAATAAAACTAGTGACGCCAGAAGGAACTCTGCGAGCGGAGTCTAGCACTTCAAAATCATTAGAATAAATGGTAAGCTTTTTAACATCAGTTGGCATTTCGCCATTATTGATAACTTGGATGCGTCCATTTGAGGATACTGGTGAGCCAACTAAGGTAAAAACTTGATCCTTGATCGAAAAGTTTTTGTACATACCGGTGTTAACACGAATGGTTGTAGCCATTTGATTTCCTTTGTTTATTGAACAGATAGTATTATAGCAGAATCGCGATTTATTGTCAAACTATTTTTACATAGTTTATTTTGGTTTTGAATCCATCCAGCTGCTGCTTGACTTTTGCCTTGATTTTATAGCCAGTATTAATCTCAAAATCACCTTTTTGACTGGCAAAAGTAACTGCCAAGTTATCACCTGTAATCGCACTGTAGAAGTAGCAGCCGTAATTTCGAGAATAGACTTTAGAAAGAATCTCAATTGTAGCTAGGATATTATCTCCAGGATTACCTAGATACCTGGCTTCACATTCGTATAATCTATCTTCGACTGTTTGTTTTGCTTGCGCACGTTTGAATACTACGGGCATATAGGCAACTTGACCAAGATAATTTTCCTGAACTTCGTCGTCGTTGGCGATATTCATACAAGAGTTATCGAAATCGCTCATACGTCGACCAGTCAGTGTGTTTTTCCATAACAACGATTTAAAATAGGTAAGAACACCTGCTGCTTGTTCACGATCCTCTGTTGTAATCATATCGGGTTGAGCAATAAACTCTGTCAACAGCGACTTGTTTGAAGCACGATTATCCGATCCGACAATACCAACTGCTACATATCCGTTGTTTACTCGCATCACGGCACAGGCTGCTTCAACAGCTAATGT